CTTCCTTACGTCAAGCATCTTCGTGAATATCTCTTTCTCAACAAGGGCTGGGAAGGAACCAAGGGTCGTCCCAAGAAGGCAGACATAGACCGTGTAGCTAGGGTTAAGGCAGGTATTGAGAGTGCTATTGAAGAGGACCTAGAGAGGATCAGACTTGTTTCTTAAACCATAGGAGACGTACATGACAAAGTTATCTGAGAAGAAGGAAGAGATTAGGCTGGCTGCTGAAGCCTCCTTGATCACATTCATCCACCTCGTCCATCCTAAGACCCTGCTCGGGTCAATCCATGAGGAGCTCTGTTACTGGTGGGAGAGGGAGGATGCGAAATCCCATCAGCTTGTGCTGCTGCCTCGAGATCATCAGAAGAGCAGGATGATCGCTTATAGGGTGGCATGGACCTTGGCAAAGTACCCTCACTATAGGGTTCTGTACCTGTCGTCCACTGCTAACCTGGCTGAGAAGCAGTTGAAGTTTTTAAAGGACATCTTCACCTCAGATATATTCAGACGCTACTGGCCTGATCATGTGAACGTGGAAGAGGGGAAACGTGAGAAGTGGACTAATTCAGAAATTTGTTTCGATCATCCTAAACGTAAGGAAGAGAATATTCGGGACAGTACGATATTTACTGGTGGACTTACTACCTCCCTTACTGGCCTCCATTGTGATATTGCTGTACTTGACGATGTAGTTGTCTACGAGAACGCATACACAAATGAAGGCAGAGATAAGGTTGAGAGCCAATACTCCCTGCTGTCGTCTATTGAGACGGTCGAAGCGCAGGAGTGGATCGTGGGTACCAGGTACCATCCGAAGGACCTGTATGCTACCATCGTTGAGATGGAAGAAGACATCTACAACGACGAAGGTGAGATCATTGGTGGGAACCCAGTATATGAAAAGTTTGAGAAGCAGGTTGAAGACATTGGTGATGGAACTGGTGAGTTCATCTGGCCACGGCAGCGTCGTGCAGATGGGAGCTGGTTTGGATTTGATATTGGCATTCTAGCCAAGAAGCGAGCCAAATACCTTAACCGTACCCAGTTCAGGGCGCAGTACTACAATGACCCTAACGACCCCCTCTCCGAGGGAATTACTCGAGATCGTTTTCAGTACTACGACCGGAAGGTTCTCTCTCGTTCAGGAGGGCTGTGGTTCTTCAAGAGTGAGAGGATAAACCTTGTAGCATCAATCGATTTTGCGTTCACCCTAGGGAAGCGCAGCGATTTCACTGCTATTATTGTCGTGGGTGTTGACAGGAACAACAACATCTACGTCTTGGACATAGATAGGTTCAAGACGGATAAGATCAGTGAGTATTTCAACAGGGTCTTGGCTCTACAGAACAAGTGGGACTTCAGGAAGCTGAGAGCAGAAGTAACTGCCGCTCAGAGTGTGATAGTAGGAGACCTTAAGAATAACTACATCAAGCCTCACGGAATTGCGTTGAGCATTGATGAGTTCAAACCTACGAGAGCACAGGGTAGTAAGGAGGAGCGCATCGCTGCTATCTTACAGCCCCGGTACGAGAACTTGCAGATATGGCATTATCGAGGTGGTAATTGCCAGCTCCTAGAAGACGAGCTGGTCGTAGCACATCCTCCGCATGACGACATCAAAGATGCACTGGCGAGTGCGATTGACATCCTCGTCCGGCCCACGTCCGGGGGGATGCACACCTTTAAAAAGAAGGTGGACACTCACAGTAAATTTGGAGGAGTAGTCTTTTGATGGATAAGCTGAAGGTTGGTTTCTTAACGTATAGTATTTCAGATTTCGATGACGGACATGCAGACCTGAGAGGCGTTTATGGAACTCAGAATGCTGTCAAACAGGAGATCAGGATTGATAGCAATCTTAGTAAGGAGAGGCGGAAGGAAACTTTCCTTCATGAACTCTTACATGCTATCTGGGGGCAGTGGATTACAGTCGAAGGAGAAGTGGAGGAAGAGGTTGCTGTAAGGGCATTAGCCATTGGACTAGCCACTGTCTTCAAGGATAACCCAGAGCTCAAGAAGGAACTGTTTTAATGGCTGGACGTACAATTACTTTTGAGGAGATCATTGAGCCGAACAGGCTAGCAGTTCAGATTGCGGCTAAGTACAATTTGTGGAATGGTCTAAGGCAGACATGGAGATCAGAGAAGCGCGAGCTGCGTAACTACATCTTCCAAACGTCCACCGCGGACACCACGAACAAGAAGCTTCCTTGGAAGAACAGTACCTCCACTCCTAAGATATGTCAGATTAGAGATAACCTCCATGCCAATTACATGGCAGCCCTGTTCCCAAATGAGAACTGGCTGACCTGGCAGGGTGGAGACAAGGATGCTGAAGAAGAAGGCAAGCGTCAAGTCATTGAAGAGTACATGAGGAACAAGACTGATGCGTCCAATTTTAGGGCTGTCGTCAGTCAGTTGGTCTACGATTGGATCGACTATGGTAATGCGTACGCTACGACTGAGTATGTCAACTCGGTCCATAAGGAGGAGAACGGTGAAGAGACTGTACAGTATATTGGTCCGCGATTGGTGCGTGTAAGCCCCCTGGACCTGGTGTTCAATCCTCTCGCTGCTACCTTCGAGGACAGTCCTAAGATTGTCCGTTCTATGAAGAGCCTTGGTGACATCAAGAAGGATCTTGAGGATCGCCCTGAGCTGGCATATGAGAAAGAGATATTCACGAAGATGCTTGACGTAAGGAAGGCACTCTCGAATATCAATGAGAGCGACGCAGACAAGAACGATGGTTTCGTTGTAGATGGTTTCGCCGGTGTCACTGCATACTACGAGAGTGGCATGGTGGAAATCCTCGAGTTCTACGGAGATATATGGGATGAAAGCAAAGCTGAACTGCATCACAACAGGGTTATTACTGTCGTTGATCGCGCTCATATCATTCGTAACACTGCTATTCCTTCTTGGAATGTTAACAAGTTCCGTGCTGTTGGATGGAGACTGCGCCCTGACAACCTTTACGCTATGGGGCCGCTCGATAACCTCGTTGGTATGCAGTACAGGATTGACCATCTAGAGAACCTCAAGGCTGACGTGTTCGATCTGATCGCACACCCTGTCATGAAGATTAAGGGTTTTGTCGAGGACTTCGAGTATGGTCCTGGTGAGAGAATTGTTGTCGGGGATGATGGCGACGTTGAGTTCATGTCTCCCGATGCGCTGGTGCTTAACGCTGATACACAGATCAGTATCCTTGAGCAGAAGATGGAGGAGTTTGCCGGAGCGCCTAAACAGGCGATGGGTATTCGTACCCCTGGTGAAAAGACCAAGTTTGAAGTGCAGACCCTAGAGAATGCATCCGGTCGTATCTTCCAGAACAAGACAGCCTTCTTCGAGATTATGTTTTTGGAGATGCTGCTTAATGACATGCTCGAAACTTCCCGTCGTAACATCCAGGGTCACGATACTATTCGTGTTCTTGATGACGAGGTGGATGTTGTCCTGTTCAAGGACATAGACAAAGGGGACCTTACTGCAAACGGGCGCCTTAAGCCTATAGGGGCACGGCACTTTGCCACCCAGGCGAACATGTTGCAAAACTTTGTAGCCATAGCAGGTTCAGCTCTAGGTACGGACCCGGCTGTGTCTGCACACATCAGCGGAAAGAAACTCGCCAAGATGATTGAGACCCTGCTGGGAGTACAGAAGTTTGAACTGGTGGGCGACAATATTCGTATCATCGAACAGATGGAAACTCAAAGGCTAGTGAACGCCGGGCAAGAGCAGATCGATACTGAAGCTGCCACAGCCGCTGGCATCACGCCTGATGAAGAGGACCTTTAATGCACATCATGTGGACAGCCCACATCAAGGACGAAGAGGAGAAGGCTGAGTTCAAAGCGTATATTGCTAATAGTTCCGCACTCCTTGACAGGCTGACTGAGATTATCAACGTGAAGATCGCTGCCGCTGAGAGAACGCGGTTGTCTGAGAAGGACTATGGTCTTCAGACCTGGCCCTTCAAGCAGGCTGATCTGAACGGATACCTCAGGGCCTTTAATGAAATCAAAACTTTAACCCAAAGAAAGGAATAAGGTAAACAATGCCTGAAGAGACAGTTTTTACTGAGCCCACTGAAAAACCCTCAGAGGAAGTTAAGCCCGTAGCTGCTACCCAAGGTGAAGTTGATGCTTTAAAAGAGCGTGGATTGGATGACCTAGCCAAAGGCAAGGCTCATGCAGACAGGTTCATCACCTTCCTTGAGGAGCAGAACAAATCTCTGAAAGAAGAGCTTGACCAGAGGCTAACCGCCGCGGCAACGCTCGCAGAGATTAAAGCGAATAAGGGACCTGAGAAGACCGAAGTTTCAGAGGAGCCTACAAGTTCCGGTCTGAAGCCAGAGGACCTCGACAGTCTGGTAGATAAGAGAATTAGCGAAAGTAGGAAGCAAGAAATTGTTTCCAGGAATATCGCAGAAGCCGATGGCAAGGTCAAGACAGTCTATGGCGACAAAGCTGACGCATTCATCGAGGGCAAGTGTAGAGAGTTAGGCCTCTCTAAGGCTGACCTGGGTGAAATGGCTGCTAAGTCTCCTAAGGCGTTCCTTGATCTGATGGGTGTCTCCCCTAAACAAGGGGAGATAGAACCAGCACCGACGAGCGGAACTGTGAACCCTGAGGCTCTAGCTAATAATTCATCGGGCGAGGCGACCCCCGGCACTAACGCTTGGTACAGGGAGTTACGTAAGAAGGATAAGACTAAGTTCTACACCCCTTCGGTACAGCAGCGCCTTTTCAAGGACCGTGAAAGGTTAGGTGAAGACTTCTACAAATGAGTAGGAGCACCTACATAGGAAAAGTAAATGGCTAACACTACTGCTAACTCAGCCCTACTGATCCGCTCTGAAATTTGGAGTTCTCAGCTCAAGGAAGAGCTGCTCGACGAACTTCAGGCCATGACCTACGTCAACTGGATGAATGAGTTCCCTGATGGGGACACCTTCACCATTCCGTCGATTGGTCAAGCCCTTGCGGATGACTATGTAGAGAACACTCCGGTACAGTATCGTGCGCTCGACACTGGTGAATTCCAGTTCTCGATCACCGAGTACAAGTCCAGTGGTCACTACATCACTAAGAAGGCACGTCAAGATGCTTTCTATTCAGCTCAACTCGAAGCGGGCTTTGTTCCTAAGGAGCATCGCGCGATCATGGTTGCCCTCGAAGAGGACATCATGGAACTGCAAACGAAGCAGACCGTTTCGGACGTAAACGCGATCAATGGCGCGGACCATCGTTGGGTCGCAGCCGGTACGAATAACGACATGACCGTTACCGACTTTGCCAAGGCTCGCTTCTCGCTGAAGAAGGCTAATGTTCCTGACACCAACATGATTGCCATCGTTGACCCGTCAGTTGAGTTCACGATCAATACCCTGACGAACTTGGTCAACGTGTCCACCAACCCCATGTGGGAAGGTATCGTCGCTTCCGGTATTGCGACTGGCATGAGGTTCGTTAAGAACGTCTACGGCTTCGACGTGTTTGTTTCCAACTACCTCGACGATGTGGCGTCGGAGACTATTGACTCCCGCACCACGACCAACGGTAAGGCGAACCTGTTCTTCTCCGCTGCTGCTGGTGACACCCTCCCGTTCATTGGCGCTTGGCGTCAGTTGCCGGAAGTGGATAGTCAGTTTAACCAGGACTTGCAGCGTGAAGAGTATGTTACGACCTCGCGTTGGGGTGTCGATCTCTTTAGGCCTGAGAACTTCGTAGTTGTCATGTCCGAAGATAACGTATAAGGAGGATTATCATGGTTGAATGGGTAAATAACGATGGTCTCCTCGTTCGTTTCGGTAACGATCAAGCTGTAATCCCTGCTTCTGGTATGCCCTCTGTTAAGGGTGTAGAGCAGCAGTTGGTAATCAAGATGGTAGCTGTTGACATCACCGATGTTGACGTTGCCGCCCTGATTTACCGTGAGGCTGGCTTGCCACAGAAGGCGATACTCGTAGGCGCTGATCTGTACGTGACTACGGCTTTCACCTCGGCTGGTTCTCCGACCCTCGATTTGGGTCTGTTCCATGACGATGGCGATGGCACGTTCACGGCAGAAGACGTGGACGGCTTCGATGTTGATATTGCTCTGACCGCTCTCGACAGTGTTGGTGCAACGGTCGCATTGAATGGTGCATACGTTGATGGTACTGATGATGTGGTTCCGAATGACAGTGCGGGTCGTGACCTGTACTTCTCAGCGGGCTTCCAGACCACCGATAAATACACTGCCGGTGAGGCGATTATCGTGATCAGGTACATCCCGATCACTGACTAACAAACCTGAATAAGGGGGATGCAGTTTAATGCGGCTTGGAAGTCGGTTGACCGGCATCCCCCTTTTCTTTTGAGGAATTTAAAATGGCTGATAAACAACATAATGCATTGACAGGCTCT